GATCATCCCTGCAATCGTATTGCCCGGCGTAATCGAGTCAAACCACCAATTTTTGCTGCCCTACTCGACCCGGCCGTAGGATCGAGACCGTGTTTTCAATGTATGACTGGAGGCGGCGGGACTGTTGCACCTGTTCATGAACAGGCGTACACTAACGCCCAAAACATGAAAAAGGCAAAGAGATGGAACCGATCACGATGCGTGAACTGCTCGATCGATACGTGACTCTGAGGAACTTAGATAGCAAAACGGCCCTGCTTTACGGGATGCTTGCAGACAGGCTGAAACTGTTTCTCGGGCGCGAGGCCACGACGGCTGACCTCGACGACTTGGTGATGAGCCGATACCTGAGATGGCGGGCCGAAACACCTGCGTGGCGAGGCCAGATTCCAAAGCCAGCCACGGTCGCCAAGGACAAGCACATGATCGCCGCAGCGTGGACGCTGGCGGCAAAGAAAAAGTGGGTGGACCAGTTCCCAGAACTGCCAAGAATCAGGGTTCCTAAGCGTTTGCCAAACGGCCGGGCGTACACCACCGAAGACGTCGAGAAGCTGATCATCAGGGCCAGATTGCGGCGCGGAAACACCGGCGGCGTGCCATCGGCCTGGTGGTGGAGCACGCTGGTGTATGCAGCGTTCTGCAGCGGTGAGCGATACACGGCCCTGACGTCAATCCGATGGGCTCAGGTTGATCTGGAACGCTGCAAGCTGGTGTTCCTTGGCGAGACCAGGAAAGGGCAGACACGTGACATCGAGCGTGACATCACCCCAGACCTCGCCAAGACGATGGCGGCCTACAAAGGCCCGCCAGATGGGCTGGTGTGGATCTGGGACAGGAAGAGCCGCAGCCAGTGGACAAGCCTGAAGCTGCTCTGTCGATCCGCAGGAGTGCGTTACAGAGGTTTCCACGGGTTCAGGCGTACGGCAGCCTCATACGCCGCCCTGGCCGGCGGACGGGCAGCAGCGACGCGGATGCTTGATCACGCAGACCCGAAAATGCAGGAGGTATACGTCGATCCAGTCATCTGCCCAGAAGAGCGTGCCGTGATGCCGCTTCTGCGGCTCGACCCTGAGCCTCCCGCATCTTGAGCAGGCAAATCAGCGCCCAGTTGGCGGCATCCAGTGCTGCATTCTCGATGTCCACTGGCTGGCCGCTGGCGTAACGTTGCAGCCTGACCACGCAGTCCGACAGGTCGCACAGCGCCCGGCGCCAAGGCTCCACTCCGCACTTTGCGGACGCGGAGACGTTGGCGAACGGGTCGGCCTCGTCTCCGTACTGTGCCGTCTTCGCCAGGTGGAGCTGCCGCAGCTCCTCGACGAGCTCGAGGAACGGCAGCGAGCCGGGCCGCTCTGGTGCAGACGGCTCCATGGCGTAAGTGTCACTCGTCGTCATCGCAAGTTTCTCCGGGTTGGTCGTGGAACGAGGCCACCAGGCCGGTCTTGTCGCTGTTCCATTTCAACAGCATCCACCAGCCGCCGAGCGGTCTGGCCGACATGCCCTTTTCCACGGCCCACCCATCAGTAAGGCATTCCTGTTTATATGTCGAGCTCCTCACCAAATGGATCGGTTTGATCTGCGGGATACCGCTCGGCGAGAGCCGCTGCCTGGTAGCCTCGATCAGCGTCCGCTGGTGAATGTGGCCGGCGTGAACGCAGTCGGCATCGGTGTCGACGAGGTAGCGGGAAAAGTCGATTACGCCGCGTGTCACAGGCCCGCCGCCGCCGTAGCCGTGGTGGTACCACAGACGGTACAGGGCCACGCAGTTCCCGCCGTGCATAGCTCGAAACAGCACCCAGCCTGCGTAGCCGCCCTGGCGGACACGGCCGCCGTTCATCCGCAGCCGCTCAACCAGCCTGGTCGTCAGGCAGGTTTCCATCCGCTTACGGACGGCCGTCTCGTGGTTGCCGGGCGTGATCAGGGCCATCTGGTCTCGGTACGGCTCCAGCCACTGGGCACACTGCGTCACGATGTCGTCGAAGTAGTTGCCACGCTGGAACTCCGGCCTGATGTCGTTCTTGCCGTTGGAGCGTGGGTCCCACTTGCCGCCCATCACGTCGAAGTGGTCGCCGATGGACAACACCGCTGCGTTGACCTTCTTCGCTGCGGCAAGATCCGCTGCCAGCTTCTCTCGGTCGCACTTCACGGAGTCCCAGTGCCAGTCGCTTGTGAGCAGCACCCACAGCCTGGCCTTGAACGTCAGCCTGTTAACGCCGCCCTCGAGCGTCTCGACCGTCCAAGGGTCGCTTGCGTTTCGACGATGCTTCGGCATTACCGCTCTTGCCATCCTTGGCCTCCTGGTCGGCAGGACGCCGACGGTTGAGATAGACGCACCCGTCATCGTCCGGGGTCAGCGACCCCTCGACCTGGTCCTCGTCTGGCATCCCGAATCCGTCCGGGTCGCCGACCCAGAATCGTTTGGATTTCTTGGCCATCGCCGCCTCCAGCCTTACGGGATAGCGTCGATAAACCCTGCCATCGCGGCTCGTGTAACAGTGCCTACAGTCCAGACGAGCTGCCACGCAAACGTACCGGCACCGATGGACGTGGTCTGCGTGTCAGTCAGGGCGACGTTCACCTTCCCCGCCGCGGCGTCGGGAATCGTGGTCGTGAACGTGGCGACAGCGTTGCCGGTGATCGTCGAGTAGACGGTGGCCACTGCCGTGTAGTTGGTCAGTCCGATGTCGAAGTCGATGAGCGCCGAGAAGTCATCGCCGACGCGCCAGCGCATGTTCATCGTGGCAGGAAGCTGGTCATACGTTGGCATCAGTCGTCTCCTGTTGTACCCACACGCAGTTCACCTCATCGAGCGTCCAGCCATCGCCTGGGCATGGCGGGTACGGCGAGCGGTTGGAGCCAATCACAACGCCATCCTCGTCTCGCACTTCCCATGTGTGCAGACCGTCAATGATGCCGAGGTATGTGGTGGTCATGAGAGCCTCGCGTATGGTGCTTGGCTATTGGCGTTTGGTGTGAACGAAGTTGGCAGATCGCTAAGACTTGTCGAAGAGCTGCCAGACACTCGCGGAGACAAAGCGGCTGCGGCGGTGAAAACAACCCGGCCGACCAACTGCGGCTGCGTCGTTCCAACGCAGATATACGCCACGCCGTAGCGAGTCCCTGCATTGAGGGTGTAGGACGACGGGTATCCGCCTGCGGTGTCCAGTGACCGCGTAAAGGTTGTGTTAGTTGCCGCAAATAGCGTCGTATCACTGGCGGTGCGAGCCACCAGCGTTGCACTGCCACCTTCCGTGTACGTGTAAATACCCATGCGTGCGAGCGTTAGCCCTGCTGCGGCAGTGGTGTAGGTACACATCGCAATCTGCGACACGGTGATAGTTGCCGTGGGCGTGAAAAACGAGAGCAACGCCTGACCAGCAACGGCAGTCACGCCATAGCCGCAGTTCACTCGCGACACAGCGTCAATCACACCAGACGCCTGCCCCAGCGTTGTGTTGATCTGCGAGTGCAGGGCAACCGCTGATGAGAGTCTCGCATCGTCCAGCGTGCCGCTGGTCAGGTCGGATGCCGACGTTGTCGCTGAAGCCGAGTTGCCTGCTGGTCCCTGCGGGCCGACGCTGCCCGTGGCTCCTGCTGGTCCCTGCGGGCCGACGCTGCCCGTGGCTCCTGCCACGCCTTGAGGGCCTTGCGCTCCCGTAGCTCCTGCCAAGCCTTGCGGCCCTTGCGCTCCTTGCGGTCCAGCAACGCCAGCCGCCCCTGTGTCACCCCTTGGCAGTACCAGGTTGAGTACCTGAGAAGGAGCGGTTCCCGTGATCGTAGCCGCTGCCGAGCTGCCGCCAGCGACAGACCCGATCGACAGTGTGTTCGCGGGGCCTGTTAATCCAACGCTTCCAGCCGGCCCCGATGATCCTTGCGGCCCAACGCCGCCGGCGATCGACACCGACGAGCTCGAGCTCGTCACAGACGCCGAGACCGTGCCGCCTGAGACTGTGGCCGTGATCGGCTGCGATGTCACAGACGCGGAGATGTCGCTCATCTCGCCACCCCTTCAATCGCCATTCCAATCTCGACCGCCAGATTCGCCGCCTCGTCGCTCTCAGCCCACCGCATGAGCCGCGTGAGGATGAACGGGCCGACCAACGCGAGAGCCGCGTAGGCGAGGGCGACGGTGATGGTCTCGGAGTCGGTCATGACACTAGAACTTGTTGAGGTATTGTCCTGTCGCAATGTCGCTGGTGGTCGCAGTAAGTGGGCTGGGCGTTACAAGGCCTACGCTGGACGCCGCCAACGGAATCAATGCAGCTTTTCCGCTTGGAAGTAGCATTCCACCAAAGAACCCTGTGGCGGATGGGCCGTTTGTGTAAGTATTTGCGACGGGGTCGTAGATGCCGACATAGCTGGCACCGTAAGGCACAAGCAGAACCTTTCCGCTGGGAAGCAACACGCCTCCAGCGAAGGCATTCGTGCCTTGCCCGTGCGTCGGCCCGCTTGTGTAGGTGTTTGTCAGCGGATCGTAGATGCCGATATTGGCAGAGTAATTGGGGACCAGACACACCTTGCCGCTTGGCATCTGGACGCAGCCATCGAACGCACTCGCACCCTGCCCGTGCGTCGGACCATTTGCGTAAGTGTTCGCAACAGGGTCATAGATGCCGATGACAGTTGAGGCGAACGGGGCAAGAACAACCTTGCCGGATACTAAAGTACAGCAGCCAACAAACGCCGCATCGCCTCGCCCGTGCGCAGGGCCGTTGGTATAAGTGTTTGCAAAGCAATCGTAGATACCTATATATGCTGATTTGTGCGGTATCAACGCAATCTTGCCGTCAGGAATTGTCACAGCACCATAAAAGGCAGAGTCGCCTTGCCCGTGAGTCGGACCGTTTGCGTAAGTGTTCGCAACAGGGTCGTAGATGCCGATGACAGATGAGTTAGGTGCGAATATCACCTTCCCATTTGCAGCCAACGCACCACCTGCAAACGCTGGAGAAGAGACTCCATGTGTTGGTCCATTCGTGTATGTGTTCGCTGTTGGGTTGTATATGCCAATGGTGCTAGAGTTATAAGGCACTAGAGCAACATTGCCGTTTGCCAGCGTGACTCCGCCAAGAAACGCCGTGGAGCCTCGCCCGTGCGTTGGGCCTGCGGAATATGAGGCAGAAGTAAACGTGCCGCCGAAGTAAACAAAATCTGCGTCACGGTTCCACGTTGGCAGCGGAGTTCTGATCCAAGTGCTAGCAGCCACGCATGTGTATTCAAAATTGGCGTCATACGCGATCTGCCCCGCCGTCCCCGTCGCAGACGCTGAAGCTGGCACGCTAGACCATGTGAGGCCAGAGCCGCCGCCGCCAGTGGCCGCCAGCACTCCATCAGTGATCGTGAGGCACGAGCCGACCTTGACGCCGCCAAGGACTGACGACGTAGCAGTCGGCAGCGTGTACGAACCGCCACCACCGCTTGGCGTTGCAGCAGCCCACGCCGATCCGTTCCACGTCGGCACCTGGCCCGTGGTGGCAGACGATTGAGAAATGTCGGAGAGAGAGTGCGTGTGTGACGTAGCGGCCTTGCCGTCCAGCGACGTCTGTAATCCAGTCACAGTTGAGATCGCTTGCGCGCCGGTGTGATTGGCTCGCTGGATCGCGTATGCCTGAACGACTGCATCAGCGGCAGCCTGCGCCGTCGAGACAGGCTTGCTGGCGTCTGCCGTGTTGTCCACGTTGCCGAGGCCCACGTCACTCTTCGCGAGCGTCACCGTCCCCGTGCGGCCCGCTACGCTCTGCACTGGAGCCGCTGCCGAGGCTCGTGCATTGGTGTAGTAGAGGTTTGTAGATCCCTCAGTCACGCTGTCCGTCGAGCCTGGGGACGGCGAGATCTCGACGTAAGCAGAGCCGCTCCAGCGGTAGATTTTCCCGGTGTCGCGAGCAACGTAGATCTTGCCGGTCGATTGCTCCGTAAACGCAGCGAGATTTGCGTACTCAACCACGTCATCGACGTAGCTCGGCAGTTGCGCCGAGGGCACGGTGCCACCCACCAGCGTGGCGTATGTGCCAGCCGCCTGCTTGGAATCCAACGCCGTCTGCAAGCCAGTCACGTCGCTCACGGCGTGGAAGTGTGCCGATGGTGCGAATGTGCTTGGAATACCAGAGAGGCCCGAGTAAGCGATCGAGCCTTGTGCGTGAACGTGGTCAGCTCGAGCTGCTGACAGGGCCGTGCCTGCCGACGCTGTGCCGAGCGGCTGCGGCGTCTCGTCCGCGAGGTTGACGCTACCCGCTGGGCCTTGCGGGCCAGTGGCACCAGTCGCGCCGGTGGCACCGACAGGCAGCACGAGGTTTAGCGTCTGGCTGGGCGATGATCCGGTGATGGTCGCCGACGCCGAGCTGCCGCTCGACACGCTGCCAATCGCCAGACTGTTTGCAGGCCCAGCAGGACCAGTCGCACCAACGCCGCCCTGTGGGCCTTGGCTTCCGGTCGCACCAGCTGGCAGGACGAGGTTTAACGTCTGCGTTGGAGCCGTGCCGGTGATTGTCGCCGCTGCAGTGCCGGTCGTGACAGTGCCGATCGCCAGGCTGTTTGACGGGCCTGCCGGTCCTGTTGGCCCCGTGGCGCCCGGAGCGGCAGACGGCGACACCGTGACGGCGATCGTGTCTCCGTTTGTCGCGGTGACGTTCGGGCCAGACTGCCCGTTGACGGTAACGGTAATACTCACGGAATCCTCGCGGTGAACGTGCCAGACAATACGGTCAGCGTCACGCCGGCCGTGTCGACCCACCGGAAGTACCAGCGGTAGCCGGTGGCCGGACTGAGGGCCGACGTCTGTGTTTCCGTCAGACCAATGTTCACGGTGCCGCCGCTGAGCGATACGGCCGATACGGTGAACGTGGCAGCCGTGGCACCGACCGTGTAGGCCCCCTGGCTGAATGAGCCGTCCGGGTTGGCAAACACGGGCCGGAAGACTTTGGCCTCCAGCGTGTAGCCAGTCAGGTTGATTCGCGTCGAGCTCGAGGTGAACGCCAGGCCGACGTTGAGCTCGTCGCCGACGACGAACTCAATCGACATGTCAGCCGGGGTCTGGACGAACGCTGTGGCCACGCCTGAGCTCCTGCGGTGGGTCTAGGCTCTGAATTGTGGCTGTGGGCGTTGATCGTTGAAGTCTCGCCTAGCTGCCGCCAGCGGCTTTCCGGGCGTTGCTGATCGCCCGCCGCACAAGCATCCGCCCGGCTAGGTCGAGGAACGGCAGCCCGCGAGCCTCGGCCTGCTCGCGGAGCCAGCCGACGATCGTGTCTAGGTTGGCCTCGCACCACTCGACGCCCTGGCGGTCCATCTCTGCGGCTCGGGCGTTGCACGCGCAGTCGGGCGTGGCGGTGATGCCGACCTTGGCGAGGAGCTTCTTTAGCTCGGTGCCGGGGCCGCTCGCTGGTGGTGCTGGCAGTTCTGGCAGCGGCCGGTGCGACAAACCGCCGCATGCGCGAATGACTCCCGCCGCTGGCAGTGGGTGAAGGCATGCGCTGCAAACCTCACCGTCGCCAGCGCAAACTGCTACGCTTTCGCCCATGAAAAGCTCCCGCACACTACTGCGTCTTGATTTAAGGTTATGCGGTACTGACTGTTATTTGTCGGAGACGCTGCCGTCCATCCGGCCCTCACGGCTTGGTATGTGTTTCCTTCGCATGAATCAAATGATTGCAATTGCTCGGCATTGGCAAATTCGCAACTGGGTGAAATCATGGCATATAAGCCACCAGTCGAGACGCTGAATTGGTAAATCCCGGGGCCTCGGTCCTGAACGTCTCCAGCGTTCATCTGCGCGCCGTACATGGCGATGCCAATCGACTTAGAGTCACGCCAGATAGAAGCAATGATGAAATAATTCACAACCAAACTGAAAGTTCCTGACGAAGTCACAACAGCATTGGCATACGTTTTTGAAAATCGACCGCAGAAATTACATCCAATGTCTGCGTTTCCATTCCCAAACCCGCTGGACGGCACGGAATACGAGCCAGACAGGTCAATAAGAGATTGGTGATACCCGCCGCTGATGGGCGCAGTCTGAGAAAACGTCACGTTCATATATGTCGGATGAGGAGCTACGCACCCGTGGCAGTTCACGCACGGATTTGGGCTGCACACCGTCCCGATGCCCTTGAACGTCTTCCCCGTCCCTTGGCACTGGCACGCTGGCTTGACGCTGCACGTCGTGCCCTCGCAGCACGCGCCCTCTTTGCAGGCTTGGTTGCACTCGGCTTCGGTGGCGTAGCCGCCGCCGCCATCAAGTTTCCCTGCGCCATATTTCCCGTTATAAGTTGCAACTTTTCTGCACGGCATTCAGCAGCCTCGGTCAATAATTGGGAACGACAGACACGGTGACGGTGCGAGACCCAGTCTGCTCGTATACCACTGGGTCGGATACATACCCGTATGGGCCTGTAAACCCCGGATAGGATGTAAAGGCAAATCCGACATATGACCCTTCCGCCCACCATTTTTCTGGTAGCGTTAGCGTGAACACAACAGGAGAAGAGGAAGTTATTTCATTACACGAAACAAACTTGCCGAAAGGAAAAGACGTGAAGTTCCTTAACACCCATGATGAGCTTGCTGTAGCGCATGAGTAGGGGTTCGGGCAAGTCTGAGTGCTGCACCCTAGGTCGGCACCGGCGCGGGGAACGGTATCTGAAGGATAGCTAGCTAGGCTTGATTCAAATTGTCCGCGCACGGAGGCTGCGAAATAGCAGCTTGCTAAGTCAAAAGAGATGCTAGACGCTGCAACTCCTGATGACGAACACGCCGGGCTGTCAGGAAGGTTTGCCTCGTATCGGGTTGCGCTAACTCGGCTGAGCGTGTGCGTCCCAGACAATGCGCTTCCCTTGAAATAACTAGTGAGTCCAACTCCCGCTCCAGAATTTCCATTAATGTTAGCGTAGACTCGGCCCATTATCCTATTGACGTAATCAGACGCAGTTACCGTGGCCGTGAAACTCTCTGGTGCGCGATATGGCGGGCATGATCCAAGGCAATACGAACACGCTGGCGTTGTGCTGCAATCGTTTTCGCAATAGCAATACCACCTACCGCAGCAGTCGCAGTTCTCTGCAATGCCGCCGTCCTTGACAATGAGCGATCCGTTTTTGGTGGCAAGTGGCATTATGTGCAGGCCGTGGTGGAGACCCAGACGAGTTGGCCGCTCGTGTTGTGCGTCAGAACTTGCTGCGTCGAGCCGCTGTAGCCGGACAGGCCAGTCCAATCCCACGCGATCAGCACCCACTCGCCGGCGACGTAAGCGATTTGGCAAGGCATGGTGCCGGACGGTAGCAGCGAGGCCACGTAGTTCTTGGCCGTGTATGTCACCGCCGACAGCGTGGCGTCTGTGACAGTTTTCGTCGCGCCCTTGTCCCACGAGCCCGTGAACGTGCCACGGACCAGGGCGTCGTCGCCAGCAGCCGACTGGCGGCCGGCAGCATCAATCGAGCGGTCGCCTTTCTCGACTGCCACGACGGCGCGAGCGATCCGCTCGGCGGCCTCCGGCGTGAAGGTCACCTTCCGCCCAGATTGTCGCGGTGGCTTGGCCATTAGCCTGGCGTCCCAAAGACGGAGAAGTTTGTTTCTTGGTAGAGCTTGAACGTGAGCGCGCTGGGGGCAGAGCCGGCATCCTTAGCCACGCCGTTGATAAGTGCCACGGGCGATTTGACGGGCTTCTTGTCAGCCCCCAGCACAGCGGCCCGCTTCGTGCCAGACGAAGACGGCGTTCCGTCGCTCGTAACAAGCTGATTAAACCCCACGTCCCATGGCTTGTAGTCCCACGTCTCCTCGCGGTAGCAGAACTCCCACGTGGTTTCCCAGTAAGGCTTGGTCGTGTCGTCCGAGCTCGAGGTGGCCTCCTTCTTGGAAGCGCCCCTGAACGCCACCTTCCACGTCCTGGCCGGCGAGCCGTTCCACGTCGAGCTGTTGACCGTGTTGGATTGCGCCTTAGCAATCGGAGACCACGCCAGGTCTGAGTAGCACTTGGTCAGGTTGAGCGTGAACTCGCTCGACTCGCGCTCGGCACCCTCAAGCGGGTCTTTTGCGGAGTTGATGATCTTGCCCCCGTCCTTATCCTCAAAGACCGGGATGGTGATCGTCGTGCCGCTTCCAGACCAACTGTCTTTCGGCATGCCGGTAGCAGGGTCAGGCGTTTTTTCGACCGGCGGAATGTAGTAACGCACGGTGATCGACCACATCATCCCGTCGCCGCTCTCCTCTGTGCAGTCGAACTCCATTGCCTTGTGGCTGGCAAAGTCTGGATGGCCAGCACCAAACACAATGCCAGGAGCGCGAGAGATCAGCGTCCGCGGAGTCAGCGGTGAGTCGACCCGCACAATCCACTTGCGTGTGAACGTGAACGATTCGCCAAACTTGCCGCTCACGCCAGTGCCGCGGGCGGTTTCCAGACAGGCAACGACTGTCATGCGTCACGCTCCCATAATGCCGACTGTTTCCATGCCGTCGCCTTCGGAGACGGCATCGCGGATCTGCTCGAGCACGCCGAGCTGCTGCTCCTGCACGTCGTCGCCCGTACTCCGCATCAGGCGGAACATCTCGGCCATGCCTTCCTTTGACCGGCTGTCTGTGCCCTTGAGCTGTTGGGTTGAGGCCCCGACAGGCTCTGCCGCTGGCTTCTGCGGAACCGTTGTTGGCGGCGCGACGTTCTTTGTGGCGGCGGCGTCGCGAGAGGCCCTCGCCGCGTCTTCGAGAATTGTTGAAATAGGCCCCTTAAGTGCAGCAGCACCGACGGACCCTTTGTCACCCATGCCGACAACATTGAGCGCGCTGTTGGCTGCCTTGCCACCGGCCGCTTCAGCCTCTCGGGCGAGCTTCCCGGCAGACGCTTCCATGGATTTCCCAAACTCAGCCCAGCCAGACCCAACTACGGCTTGCGGCAGTTCAGCAAGCAGCCCAGCCCAGTTAGCAACCGACTGCATTAGGATCACGCCAATGCCCTTAAACACCGCCTCGCCCGCGTACCATACTGCCTGCAATGCCGAGCCGGCCGCGCTGAAAAGAGAAGTCACACCACCGAACTGCTCGACGACCGTGGACACAAACTCCCAGACAGACGTCAGGCCCGAGATGATCGAATCGGCCACCGTAGCGAAAAACTCAGCACCGGCGATGATTCCTTCGCCGATGAACTGGCCAATGTTCGCGCCGCCAATTCCTCCAATGAGGTTGGTAAACGTGTCGGTGACACCCTGCAGGGCAGGGGCAAGGTAGGCCACGACCTGGCCGACGACGCCTTGAACGGCTTGGTACGCTCGCGTGAACGCGTCGTTCATTCCCTCCACGGCCACGCCCTGCTCGTCTGTCAGGGCCAGCCCGAACCGCTCGGCCTCTTCTGTTGCCTTGCGGATTGATCCGGCGCCGCCATCGAACAGCGGCAGCAAGTCGGCACCACTTTTGCCAAACAACTGAATAGATGCCCTGGCCCTCTCGGCTGGAGTAGGCAACCCAGCGATTGCGTCTGCCATCATCTTAAAACGCTCTGCCGGCGTTTTGTTCTGGAGCTGGTCGACAGACAGCCCGACGCCAGCTAAGGCTGACTGGGCCTGCTTGGAGCCTTGTGCGGCCTTGACGAACGCCACGTCCGCCTTTGTAGCCGCCACTCCAATCTGATCCATCGACACGCCAGCCAGATCGCCAGCAAGAGCTAGCCCCGAGAGCTCGCCGTATGTCATTCCGAGCCGCCGGCTGAGCTTGCTTGTCTTGTCTATCGTCTCCGATTGGGCAGAACCCATATTCACCAACGACATGGCGGCATCTCTCGCCGCTGACGCCACTTGGCCGAACAGCTTGGCACCCTGAATCGCCATGAGCGTACCCATTTTAGAACGCAGCGATGCAACGTCGGCAGACAGCTTTTTAAAAGACGCAGAAGCCTCGTTGACGCCAGACTTGAGGCCTGCGGTGCTGGCAGAGAACACAGCGGATACTTTTCCGATCGTTGCCACTATTCGCCCTTCTGCATTTGCTCTCGGAATGCTGGGATCTTCATGAGCTCACGTCTCAGTTCTTCCTCGGTCTGCGGCTTGTCTCTGTAGCTAGGCAAGAATCGCTCCTCGGCCTCCGGGTCTGCCTTCGCGCCCATTCCGGCCGCAGCTGTGAGTGACGTCCTGGCGGCCATCCGCCACTTGTCTCCAAAAGGCTCGACACGCCAATAGGCCATCCACTTCCTCAACTGCCGCAGCGTCAGCCGCCGCTTCCATCCCTCCGGGTTTGGTATTCCGAGCTCGAGGGCCAGCCTGTAGACGAATACGTCGTCCGGCCGGCTCCTCAGTTTTTTTCGAGTTCCTCAATTTCCTCGTCGGTGATCGACAGTAGCTTCTGTCCTGCCTGCCAGATCTCGTGCATGGCCCGCGCGTTCTTCTTGCCGAGCTTGGCCACGTCTGCGTCGGTCGTGAACAGCCGCGTGCCTTGCTCATCGCACAGCAGCAGGCTTGCCAGCTTCGCCCGCCAGCTCGCACGCTTGCCTTGGTTGGTGCTGCAGTAGATTTCCCACTCGTCGCGGATGTCTGCGGTCGGGTCGAGGAGGTAAACCTCGCGCCCCCATGCCTTAACGTGCAGCTTCTGCGGCGGGCGGATGTCGTCGATGCCAAGAATATCTTCTGCCAGTCCCATGTTGTTTCCTTACGCGTCAAACCCCGAGAACTGAAACACAGCAGCCCACTGGATCAACTCGCCCTTGGCAAACTCAGCGTCAAGCGTTTCAAGAAACGCCTGGCCGCTCAGAGTCGCGTCCGAGCCCCACTCAAACGACAGGAAGCCGGGGCCTCCGATGTCGTTTCTTGCAAGGTCTGGCGAGCCTAGAAAACGAGCCGTGATCGTGCCGGGCTCAATGCTCGTCACGTTGTATTGCTTGAGCACGCGAGCGTTCTGGCCAAAGCCCGCGACGGGGGACCGCATGCTCGTAACTTCGTGTTTGTTGCCGACAGCAAACGACGGCGCTACGTTCTGCAAGACGCCAAGCTCGACGCCGTTGAAATACAGAACTGCGCCCTGACTGTTTGGGATATTCGGCACGGGTCACCTCCCGGCCAATCAGGTGCCGGTCAGCTTGAACGTGGCATTTCCCATGATCAGCTCGCCGACAGCCGCAGTCAGCTCAAAGTCTTCACAGACTGCGGTGCCGCTGATGCCGAGAGTCGAGCACGTGATCGCGGCGGCAGTGCCGCGGGCAGGGGCAGTCGTGCCCATGTATTCGCAGGTGATCTGGTCGCCGTCGACGAGCGGGGCGACCTGCAGGATGCGAGTCGATCCGGCGGTCGCCGAGAGAGGCGTGACGTCGATGTACGCCGCCGTACGTTTGACCTTCACGTTCTTGGCGACAAACGTGACGCTGTTAAACGTGAACGTCGTTCCCTGTGAATCAGCAACTGCCGGCATGGCTACTCCTCCCAGCGGATCTGGTACGTGTGTTCGACGCTATATGTGGGCTTGTCCTGGCCGTCGAGGTAGTCCGGCGATCCGTCGCGCTCCTCAGTGATCAGGCACTCGCGGATTGTCACGCCGTTTGCGGTGCCGTTGAAGTTGTGCAGAGCGACGCGAACAGAGTCGGCAAGCGACTTAACGCCAGAGTAGGTAGACGCATAAAGCAGGACTGAGAATGTGGCCGACGGGTTGACGTTGATAGGCGTCACGCCGGCCATAATCGTCTCGCGCTGCGTCGACGTCCGGCCGTAAATCACGTATGGCAGGGCGGCACTCTCGGGCGCCTCCATCGGCCAGGCCAGACAGCCGCCGGCGGCCTCGATTGCAACTTTGAGCCACTGCTCTGGGTTTGGCATTTATTTCCTTCCGGGGTTCTTTCCGGCTGCCAGTTCTGCTGCAGCCTTCTCGATGCCAACGGCCAGCTCGGTCGTCAGCCTGGCCAGCGACACGTTGTCGTATTGCCGATGGAACTGCTCAAGCATCTGCCGCGATGCAAGACCTCGGCGTGTGCCGTACTGCAGCCAGATCGCTTTGCGAGACTCAAAGCCGCCCTTGTAGCCAATCACGCCGTACACGGCCCCGTAGCCAGGCTTGGCAACGTATTTGGCCTTAGTGGTGACTGATCGACGCAGGGCACCTGTCGATCGCTTCTCGCCCTTCTTGCGGCGGCCTCGGCGAACACCGACCGGAGGCGTAACAGACCGCATTACCGGGATTCCGTTTTTGATAGCCCGCCGCATCGACGCTTGAATGTGCTTTCTGGCGATGTGCCGCGGAAACTCATCGAACCGGGCGATCATTGCCTGGCAAGCGGCCACTGGGTCGTTCTTTAGAAATAGCTCGATCACGTGGCTTTCTCCTCGCACGTGAGCTCGTGCTCTTGCCGCGTGCCTAACTCGACGACCGACGAGATGTACAGGTAGCGGTCGCCGCGGCTCTTCCACCGGATACGCATCTTGCCGCTCACGCCTTCCACGTAGTGGCATGTGACGACCCACTTGGCAGATCCGCCGACGCGGTTCTGCTGCTGCGTCTCGGAATAGCTGATCGACTCGACGGCCGCCCGCCTGGTCGCGTGCGTCGACCAGCTCGAGGTGGCCTCGCCGAACGCGTTCCGCGTCTCGCTCTGCTTCTCGATCACGACCGTCTCTCGCAGGCTGCCTGCTGGAATGGCCATTCACCACCTCCCGCTGACAGACTCGCTGGCCAAGAGCGTCTCAAACGCCATCGGGATGGCGACCGGCTGGGCACCAGTGGCGATCACGGCCTCGCGGTTTGAGTACAGATGCCCGACATACAGCAGGATGGCCGTGCGGAGCTGCGGCGAGACCGTGGCCTGCCCGGCCCAGTACGTGACCGTCAGCGTGGTCAGGTCCGACATCTGCGGAGCCGACGAGAAGCGGATCTGGCCGGCGTCGGCGTCGACCGTGTACGTGGACAAGCTGACGGACGCGCCGTCGACATCCAGTGCCACCGGGTAGCTGCCGCCGGTCAGCACTGGCACCACCGGCAGCCGTAGCACCACAGGGCCGACGTTGTCAGGCCCGCGTGTCCAGCCCATGCCGTCGGTGGCGTCGAACTTGGCCCGGAGCTGCTGCGGGGCCAGGGCCACGCCCAGCCGCCGCTCAATGAGCCTGCGGGCCGTGGCGATCATCGACACGACCAGCGTGTCGTCGTCTTCCTGCTCGGGCAGTAGCGACAGGTGGGCCTTGGCCATTGCCAGCGAGACTGGCTCGACGATCGGCTGCGTGGCGACTGCGAGAGAGCGGAGCCTCATCGGTTACCTCTCCAGCTTCGCGGTTCGCTTCTCCGGCTCGGGGGCGACTGCACGTTCGACGATCGGGGCCTCGGTGGTTTCCACCGCGTAGCCCTCCTGCTCGAGGACTAGGGCAAAGTCGGGCAGCTTCTCAACGACGTCGCCGGCCTTGTGGCCCCAGCCGTCGCGGATGAATTTCATGTTTGGCACGGCGCGATTCCTTGGAGATAGAGATGCGGCCGGGGGCATTCGGCGCCCCCGGCCGCTCAGTTTGTCACGCTGCCGGATTAGGACGCGGCCTTGGCGAGCCGGCCGACGAACTCGGGGGCGTGGTTGGCCACGCCAAACCGGGTGTTGGCCACGTAGAGCACCTGGCGATTCCGCATGAGGATCTCGCGGCCAGCTTCGATCTCAAGGCCGCTGTCCTTGATGCCGACCACGGAACTCATGGAAAAATCACCGTAGAGAGCCAGCGTCGTCGAGGGCAGGCCCTTGACGATGTAGACCGGAGCACCGAACACGGTTGGCACCACGCGGCCGCCGCCGACCGTCTGGGTGGTCTGCTGTGCCGACCAGATCTTCATCAGGTCAACCCAGCCAGCACGGCTGCAGACCCACGAGCTAGTTCCCATCACGGTCTCGTCGACCTTGCCGACGACGTCGGCAAGGTTGGCGAGCGTGGTCGCGGCAGAGGCCCCGACGGTGATGGTGTTGCCAGCCGCTACCGCACCGGCGAGGCCGGTGATGGACGGGCTGGACGAGTTGCCACCGAGCCAGACGGCGTCGAACTTCTGGGCGTACGACAGGGCGAACCGCTCGGCCACGAGGCCGGCCACGTCGATCGGCGAGTCCTCGAGCAGGCTGCGAGACACGGCCACGCTGGCACGCATCTCGTAGAGGGTCAGGTCGGCCACGCTCGTCGACAGATCCTGATCGGTCGACGCCGTGCCTTCTGCCACGAACGACGCTGTGGCGTCGCCCACCTTCGGGAAGCTGATCTTGGCACCGGCGGGCCGGATGACCGTCGCGAGCTGCAGGCCGACCGACGCGTACTGCAGGCGGTTCACGATGGCGTTGTAGAGCTCACCGATCACGTACTCGGCGCCCTTGGCGTCGTAGGTCGAGCTGGTCTCGCCCATCGCCCGGATCTCGCCGGTGTAAAGCTGCCGGAGGTAGCCGCCCACCAGGGCCGCTGCCTTGGAGGAGCTGAACGCCTTGACGCCCGAGCGGATGTCGGCACGGTCGCCGGCCACTTCGCCCTTCTCGACGGCGGCGCGGGGCTCGCTGTCGGAGACGGGCGTGAGCTTGGCACGAGCAGAGGCGAGGCGGGCTTCGATCGCGTTCTCGCGCTCAACGACCACGTTGAGCTCGTCCGCACGCGTCAGCGCCCTTTCCAGGGCGGCCGCCGCAGCGCCGTCCTTGTCGTCGGCCGGGTCGACGTTCCGCAGGTTCTCGATCTGCGGGATGAGGGCGGAGATTTCGTCCTGGGCGAGTCGGAGCTTGTTCATGGTGTCCTCGGGAATGTGGGTCGGTGTCGTGAACGACTCGCACACTTTCGCCGGTCACGGCTGGCCGTCGAAGTTGGTCTGATCTACGGTAGATTTTTCTCTGGAGCTGCTTCGCGTGCTGGCGACATCGCCACGTACGCGTACGCAACAGCTGCCGCAGCTCGAGGATGTTCCTGATCGATGGCAGCCGGGTCGGCGGACCAGCTCGTCAGCAGCGAGAGCAGATAAGCCCACATGCGTCACCAGCCTTTCGCGTGGTCAAGAACACGGTTTCCTTCTCGGTCGTACGCCTGTGCGTGGTAGACCATGTTGGCTGCAGGAGGTGGCGGCTCTGCGCACCACATGACCCACAGGCCGACACGCGCCAGCCGCTTGATCAGACGCAGTACCGGCCGGTCTTGCTGCGGCTTGATCGGCGAGTAGTCGCTCGTCGCTGCGCACCACGTGACAGCCACGGCCACGATCACGGCGATCGAGATCTTTCGGACGTCGTCCTTGCTCATCGGTCGTCACTCCAGATCGAGTAGGCATAGAGAACAACACAGGCACCGATCACGGAGCCGACGAATCCTGCCGGGTGGCCGCCGAACGGCAGGCCGCCGACGAACGAGCCGACCACGCCCAGGGCGATCGTGGGCAGCCATCCGGCCGGACACTTGCCAGGCATGAACCACTTGGCGACGCCGCCTGCCATCGCACCGAACGCCAGGAAGATAAACACGCTCACTTGGCCACCTCCATCCAGTTGCCGTTGTGCAAATCTCGGTACTTAAAGCCGCCGACAGAGCCGATCGCGAACGAGTCGCCTTGAGCGATGATGCTGGTAGCGTCTGCCTTGGAGATCCAGAAGGAGCCGTCGGGCTGATCCGGCGGCCACTTTGGGCCTGAGCAGAAATTGCCCCAGCTATTCAGGACCAGCACGCCGTCGCGTCCGCTGGTGGCTGCGTGGCGACACCCCACAATCACCATGCAATGGCTCCACGTGCCGCCACGGGGCAGGAATCCGTCCTTGTCCCTGACGTTGGTAGCTGCAAATCCGACGTTGCTACAGATCGGCACCGGGTAGCCCGATTCGATGCTGGCCACAAGCGAGTCGTAGTCGTTGATTTGGGCCACGGCTGTGGCCGTGTGGTCGTGGGCCAGGCGGGCGAGCTCGAGGGGCACGCCGCTGTTGCCCCACTCGCGAGACAGCGGGATCGAGTAGTGCGACAGATCAACGCCTGCGTACTTCTCGCGATACAGGATGCCGCCGACGGCAGAGTCCCTGCACTTGCCAGACACCCAGCGAGCCGCTGCACCTCCATACGATCCGTCGGAGTAGCCGGCAAACGTCACTGGCGGCAGTCGTCCTGCTGTGCGGGAGCCGCCATAGATCGGTTCGGTGGCAACCATCTTGGGCGGCGCAGGAAGCTCACCGGCCGCCCACGCCACGCTCTGACCGATCCACGAACCCATGCCCCATCCAAACGACACGCACGTGCCAGCGTTGCCCTGATTCCACGGCGCGAAAGGCTTGGCGTAGACGGCCCGGCTGGCCTTGTCGGCGGCACGATACAGGAACGTGTCGACGCCCTTTGCCTTGGCGACTGCGTCTGCGCCCGCCTGGCGGAAGTTTGGCTGCTCAAGCTCGTCAAGAAACTGTCGCGTACCGACAGGGTCTGGCGTGTAGCCGTAGTTCGTGTTGCCGGTGATCGCACGCTCGGCGTGCCACAGCGCCCGCGTGGCCATCCACGCGGCCACGGCCACAAGGATGCCACCGACGATGGCACGCCACGACATCGGGTCGTAGACCAGCAGGTCGCCGTTTTCATCGCGCGGCATCGTTTGCAGCCCTCCCGACGTCACGGAATGCGGAGACCCACGCCGACTGCTGCTCTGGCGTCAGAGGCCCGCCAGACGTCCCAGCGACCTGATCCAGATACGCCTTCACGGCATCGCGGGCGTATGGCTGCCGGGCACCGAGCGACACGCCGCGGAGACGGGCCTCTCGAGCTGCGAGACGCAGATCCTCGATAGCCGCCCCTGTCTTGATCCTTGGCTCGGCCTGTGCCCAGTCGTAGTCGAGGACGTTGGCCAGCTCGTCGCACAGGGCGCCAAGCGTGGCGGCGTCCTGGCTGGCAGTCGGGCCGATGAACTTTCCTTTGAGCGTGAAACCGTTGGGCGGCTCGGGAGCCGGGGCAGGGGACGGCGTGGTGTCCATGTGCGGCATGTACATTGCAGCGGCTGCCACCAGCAAGGCAACTGCCACCGCGCTCTTGGCGTCCACGGCTGGCATTTCCGTTTTCGCGAAAAGCGAAAGCAACCGATCGGCGATCTGCTTGCCCGCGATCAGATAGACGGCTCCGAGTACGAAAAGTGCGGAAATCATGTTGAGCTCCTGAGAATCAACAGCAGGGCCTCTACTGCACCAGACGCGAGCGAGAGAACGAGGACGCGAGTGGCCGGCCGCAGGATCATCCACGCGGGCCACGCGGCCACGGGAACAGCCTTGTCGGCCAGCGAGTCGAACAGCACCGCGGCGGCCGCCATAGCGACATCGCGTTTCTGCTGGCCCGTCAGCGTGGACACAGCTTCCAGGCCGTCGACTGCCATGTAGAGCAACTGCACGAGCAGTCGGCCGAACTCCTTCCACGTGAGCCCGTCGCGTGCCTGCTCGCGGGCCGACACGAAAAACGCGTTGAGCCGAGCCGAGACGGTGGTGATCGAGTCATCGGCGTTCATCGCTTGCGGCTCCAGATCTCGGTGGCTGGCACCAGTCTTTTTCGGCGGGCGTGGCAGCAAGTGCATTCCAGACGCTGGACCTGATCGTCGCCGGCACGGCGCGACGTGATCACGCGGCAGCGGCTGCCGCACTTGCGGCACGACCTACTTGATTCGTGGTGCATTCGACTTGAGCCTCGCAGAGATCAGCCGGGCGGAAGCTGCCGTCAGTGCGTATGACCAGCGGCGGCGCTTGTCGGCTGCGTCGTCGGCGGCTGATCTCGACTCGGTTGCCACGATCCCTTCCGGGTAGTCGTCGATCCACACGTCGACCGCGATGCCGCGAGTGGCCGCGGCGTCTCGCTTCTGCGTGGCCGAGCCGCACAGCACAATCTCTCTGATGTCGAGGCCAGAGAATGCCGCCCGGATCTCCTCGACGTTCTGCTCCGTCTCTTCACGTCGGCTGATGCACACAACGCGGTTGCCGCGCTCGTTGGCAAGTTCCACAAACGATCGCCACATTCCCGGCGCGGCCGTAAACGTCCGGTCGTAGTCAAGCGAGATGACGAGGCCCGAGCCCTCGGCACGCTGCTGAATCTGCTTCACGGCAGCCTTCCAAGCGTCAAGCGATCGGATGGCGGCCGATGACTGCGGGTAGGCCGGCCGGGTCACGACAGACACGTCGTACAGGTTTCCCACCTCGCTGATTGTCCGCACGGCCGACCCGTCGGCCTCCTGCGTCCACGACTCGCCGCCTGGGGCCACCGAGAACGCGAATGACGCGCCGTAGAGATCACCTCGACGAACGAGCGTCACGATGTCGCGGCCGAGCGTGGTGTCGGGCGGGCTGATCGAGTAGGCCAGTCCACGCTCGTTGATTGCCAGCTTGAGCGTATCGTTCGTGGTACGGCCGATAGGCTGCCCCACGTGGTCGAACAGGGCCACGACGTCCATGCCGCCGCGAGGGTCGTTCCGGTGGCGGCCGACGATCTTGTCAAATGCCGTAGGGGCAAAGACCTCGCGGAAGTTTCCAAGGTCTTCGCTTTTGGAATTGAACGGCGGACTGATGCCCTTGATCGTCGGCGAGGCCGCCGACCGCTCCTCGAGCTCGATCGGCTCGACGACCGACGGAACGTAGCGCCGTTCGATTTCTTGTTCAGCCATCGGTAGGCTCCATCTGCGGAATGTCCTGCGGCTCGATCGTGTCTGACGGAAACTGCGTTTGCGTTTGGTCAATCTGAACGTCAGGCGAGTTTCCAGTCGCCGACGTGCCCAGCGGCGCAAAGCCGAGCTGCATGTAGGTTGCGTTGGCCGCTGGGTTCTCCAGCAGGTCAAGGTCTTCCAAGTCGCGGAGCTCGTTGGGCGAGATCGCGCCGCAGTTGAAGAGGAACTGGTACAGCGCCACGCGGGCCTGAGTGTCGCCACGCAGTAGTGCCCGGCTGTCGAGCCGACAGTAGTGCCGGCCGTCCATCGGGTTGTCGTATGTCCGCAGGATCGAGCGGTCGATCGCACCCTCAAAACGCTTCTGCCAAGGCAGCAGGCCGAACACGTGGGCGGTCACGAACTCCTGTTCAACGTTTGAGTATTTCGCCATCGCGTCGTCGCCGAGCAGCGTTGTCGGGATGCCGTAGACACGGGCGATGTCTGGCAACATGCTCTTGCGAAGTTCCATGAACTGGTTCGCTTCGTTGCTGTTGCTGTCGATCGCCTTGAATTGCGTCTTCTTGGGCAGGATCGCCGTGCTGCCGCGTTTCTTCGGCCCGCCGTAGATCTCCCGCCACTGATCGCGGAATCGGGCCTGAGCCTCGGCCGGGATCTCTTCCTGCGTCTCGATCACGCCGTCGGGCCTCGCTGAGTT